AAAACGTGTGTGAACAAGGAGGGTAGAATGTCTACTCAAATCACCACCGCGTTTTCCCAGCAGTTTGCGACCAACGTCCAGCTGCTCTCCCAGCAGACCGGCTCCATCCTTCGCGGTGGCGTCTCCGAGGAGAGCGTAACTGGTGAGAAGGCTTTCTTCGACCAGGTTGGCGCAGCAGCCGCTGTGAAGCGCACCTCCCGCCATGGGGATACTCCCCTGGTGGACACCCCTCACTCCCGTCGCATGGTCACCATGGACTCCTATGAGTGGGCGGATCTGATTGATGACGCCGACAAGGTTCGGATGCTCATCGATCCCACTTCGACCTACGCTCGTGCAGCTGCTGCTGCCATGGGCCGGGCAATGGACGACGCTATCATCGAGGCTGCCACCGGCACCGCGAAGACTGGCAAGTCCGGTTCGACCAGCACTTCGATGCTGGCGGCACACCAGATCGCCAACGGTTCGGCTGATCTGACCCTGGCGAAACTGATCGAGGCCAAGAAGATTCTTGACCTGGCATCGGTTGACCCGTCGATCCCTCGGCATATCGCCGTGGGCCCAGACCAGATCGAGGCGCTGCTCAACAGCACCACGGTCACTTCCAGCGATTTTAACACGGTAAACACTTTGCCTATCTGATTGGAAACGGTCAGATGAAAACTGCTCAAATTCGGGGAAGGCTGTAAAATGCTGATCCCGAGCCAAGCCCAGAAATGGGAAGGTGTAGAGACTTGACGGGCAGGGCCGTAACGCTAAGGGCGACGGTCAAGAGAAAGTCCAGACCACGAACAGCGAGAGCTGGCGGCGAAAGCCGAAGTGGTACGAAAGGCGCTGGTACAAGGTGAGATCAACACGTTCATGGGCTTCCAGTTCCATGTTACGACTCGCCTTTCAAAGTCTGGGAACATCCGCACCTGCTTCGCTTGGGCCGAAGACGGGATCAAGATGGCCATGGGCAAGGATGTCATGAGCCGCATCGAGGAACGCGCTGACAAGTCGTATTCGACTCAGGTCTACTACTGCGCCACATTCGGGGCTACCCGGATGGAGGAGGAGAAAGTGGTCCAGATCGATTGCGACGAGAGCGCATAAGGAGGGCATGAGAGATGGCTACTGTATATAGCACCCAGCGTACTACGCTGACTCAAGATGACCCTTCTGGCTTCGTTCAGGCCAATGAGCTTGCGGGTAATGTCCGCGTTGCATACGGCACATATGAGGCATCTTCGCTCGCGTCTGGCGACGTGATCGAGATGTTTGCTCTGCCGAATGGCGCGCGCATCCTGCAGGGTCAGCTGGCCCACGATGCTCTCGGGGCTTCGACCACCCTGTCTGTTGGCTATGCAGCTCACACAGACAGCAGCGGCTCTGCAGTTTCTGCATCTGCTGCTGCCTACAAAGCTGCAGCTGCTTCGACTTCGGCACAGATCGTGGACATTGCTGCCACGCTCGCACTGCTGAACGGCGAAGAGGTTGACGCCAATGAAGACGGCAAAGTCGTAACGGTAACGATGGGCGGCGCTGCTGGCACCGGCACCATCGCCGTGACGATGCTGTACGTCATCGACTAACGGCAAGGGGCAGCTTCGGCTGCCCCTTTTCTTGCACGAGGGAAAAACATGGCATCGGTTGTCGATATCTGTAATTCAGCGCTGAACATGATTGGCGCATCGAACATCATCAGCCTCACTGAGGACAGTAAGGCTGCGCGTATCTGCAATCAGCGCTATAACTTCCTGCGGGACTATGTGTTCCGCTCACATCCTTGGAATTGCTTGATACAGCGGACCACCCTGGCACCAGACACCGCCACGCCGGCCTTTGAGTTCGAGAAGCAGTTCACGCTGCCCACCGACCCATATTGCTTGCGCGTCCTGGCTCTGGATGACCCTGATATCATTTACCGCATCGAGGGCCGCAAGCTCCTCACAGATGAATCTACAATCAAGATGAAGTATGTCGGGCGAGTGACAGATCCGCAGCAGTACGACACGCTGCTGATCGAGACCCTGGCTGCAGCGCTTGCAGCTGACCTGGCTTACCCCCTGGTCGGCAGCGCGACTCTGGGCGCGAATATGAATGTGTTCTACCAGGAGAAACTCAAGGAGGCTCGCTTCGTGGATGCCACCGAGGACAATCAAATCAACACCTCGGATACAAGCATCTCGCAAAACTTCTCGGCTGATACCTTCATCAATTCGAGGCTCTAATGGCCAAGGCATCTCCTAGCTTTAGCAACTTCACAGCCGGCGAGCTGAGCCCCCGCCTGGACGGGCGCACAGATCTGCAGAAGTATTTCAACGGCTGCAAGACTCTTGAGAATTTCGTTGTGCACCCGCATGGCGGAGCAAGCCGGCGTCCTGGCAGCATCTTTGTCCGCGGGGTCAAGAACAGCGCGAACAACGCCAGGCTGATCCCCTTCGAGTTCAACGTCGAGCAAGCCTATATCCTGGAGTTCGGCGATCAATACTTTCGGATCCACAAGGATGGCGGCACGGTTGTAACTGGCAGCCCGGCAGCCCCTGTCGAGGTCACAACCCCGTATCTGCACACAGAGCTGGATGATCTTAAGTTCACCCAGTCGGCGGACGTGATGTACATCGTCCACCCTAATCACGCGCCCAGGAAGATCACACGCACCAGCCACACGGCCTGGACCATCACCACTGTCGATTTCCAGCGTGGCCCGTTCCAGGACGCAAACACAGACAGCACGACCCTGACGGCCTCAGCTCGCACCGGCACTGTGACAATCACTGCCAGCGCTGATACTTTTGCGAGCACAGATGTCGGACGCCTGGTCAAGCTGCATCACGGCTTTGCGAAGATTTCGAGCTATACTTCGGCAACGTCTGTTGACGCGGTCGTGCAGGATACAGCTGATGGCCGGGCTGAGCTTGAGCCAAGCTACACAGCAACGACGCTGAGCTTCCATGAGGGTGACCCGTCTGCGACCGGCCTTGAGCATAATGACCGGATCCAGGACAGCGCCGGCAACTTCCTGGCCCAGGGCTTTACTACCGGCATGAAGATCTCGGTCTCAGGAGCCAGCACCAGCAACAACAACGAGAGCGGCGCTATCATTGTCCAGATCACCGAGGACACGATGCTGCTTTCGCCCAGCGCGGATCTGACAGATGAGGCAGCTGGCTCGAGCGTGACGATCTCAGGCGACCTGGTGGCAGACAGCAATTTTGCCCTGGGAGCTTTCTCGGCCACTACAGGCTACCCAGCAGCGATTACCTTCTATGAGCAGCGCCTGGTCATGGCATCGACCACTGAGCAGCCGCAGACAATCTTCTTCTCTGTAGGCGGCAGCTTCGAGGATTTCACAGCGGGCATAGGCCCGTCTGACGCGCTGACCTATACCCTGGGGTCAAACCAGGTCAACGTGATCCGGTATCTCCAGGCCGGCAGGGTGCTCCTGGTAGGCACGTCAGGTGGCGAGTTTGTTGTGACGAGCTCCGAGGACGCGCCGTTGAGCCCGACCAATGCGGTGGTCAAGCGCCAGGCAACCTATGGCTCGGCAAACATCCAGCCGGTCCAGGTCGCCAACGTGACGCTATTCGTACAGCGCGCCAGGCGCAAGCTGCGTGAGCTGGTGTTCGATCTGAACACAGACAGCTACCAGGCACCGGACATGACGCTCCTGGCTGAGCACATAACCGAAAGCGGCATCAAGGAAATGGCGCTGCAGCAAGAGCCGGACAATGTTGTCTGGTGCGTCCTGGAGAACGGCAAGCTCGTCGGTATGACTTACCGGCGTGAGGAAAATGTGATCGCCTGGCACGAGCACACAATCGGCGGCTCGTTTAGCACAGACAGCTTTGGTCATGTTGAAAGCGTTGCATCAATCCCCGGCAGCCTGGATGAGGACGCCACTTACCTGGTGGTGAAGAGGACGATCAATGGAGCAACTAAGAGATTTGTTGAATATTTTAATTTCTTTGATTTCGGAGACAATATCCTTGACGCCTACTTTGTCGATTCCGGTCTGACCTACACCGGCTCCGCAGCAACAACTATCAGCGGGCTAGACCACCTCGAAGGAGAGACAGTGCGGATCGTGGCAAACGGCTCGACGCACCCAGACAAAGTCGTGAGCAGCGGGTCTGTCACGCTCGACTTCTCGACCACAAACGCACATATCGGCCTGGCTTACACCTCGACGCTGCAAACTATGCGCCTGGATGCCGGCGGGACAGAGGGCACTAGCCAGGCAAAGATCAAGAGGATCCATGACGTAACATTGCGCCTGTTCCGCACGGTCGGCGCAGAAGTCGGAAGTTCAACCTCAGAGCTGGACCGGATCCCGTTCCGCAGCTCCGCCGACGAAATGGACACAGCTTTGCCCTTGTTCACAGGGGACAAGGAGGTCGAGTTCCGAGGCGATTTCGACACTGACGCTTTCATCGTAGTCCGGCAGAGCCAGGCTATGCCTATGACAATCTTGTCAATCTTCCCGAGGCTGATAACCTTCGACCAATGAACGCGATACCTTATGAAGCAGCCCACCTGGAACAGCTCATGGCTGGCGACCTTAATGCCGGCGCAGAGCGCCTGGGCTACATGATGAATTACGCTCACCGGCTCGAGCAGCCAGACTGGGCGTACACAATCGTGGATGAGGGTCGGGTGTTATTCTGCACCGGCATCATGGATATGTGGCCTGGCACTGGGGAAGTCTGGTTTATTGGCAGCCAGGAGATCCATAGACGGCCCAGAGCGGTCATCGAGTTTTGCCGCAGGGAAATGCGCTTCTGTGCAAAGGAGCGCGGCCTGTGGCGTATCCAGGGCGTTTGCCGGGCTGACTGGCCTCAAGCGCTCCGCTTTGCCGAGTTCTTCGGTTTTCGCAACGAAGGCCTGATGCGCCGTTACGGCCCAGAAGGCTCAGACTATTACAGAGTGGCATGGTTCCCAGATGAGCATTGAAACAGCTTTATTTGCAGCTGCTGCCGGCAGCGCAGTCCAGGCATATGGGCAATACCAGCAAGGGAAAACCCAGCAAGCTGCGTATAATTTCAATGGTCAGATAGATGAGCGCAACGCTCTAGCGGCTGAGCAGCAAGCTGAGCAGATCAAGATCGCTGCAGGGCTTGAGGCAATCAAGTTCCGCAATCAGTTCCAACGCCTCCAGGACGCGACTGCCCAGGCCAACCGCTACAACGGCTGGATGGCCGACGAGGGCACCCCGCTGCTGGTCTCCCTGGCTAATGCAACCGAAGCTGAGGAGGAGCTGGCAATCATGGATTACAACGCTCGGCTGGGCGCTGCTCAGGCAGAGGAGAGCGCTGTCCAATCCAGGATGGCATCACAGCTTAATCGCATGTACGGCACGGCAGCTCGCCGCGCTGGTGTAATCAATGCCGGCAGCAGTCTCCTGGCCGGTGCGTCCAACATCAGCTACATCAAGGCAACGGCATGAGGGTTCCAACCTACCAAGCGCAGGGCAAACGCAGCGTCAAAGTATCTGCCCAGCAGATGAGTGTACGGGCTAATCCTGGCGCTCTATCGGCAGAAAGCCAGGCTCTGGCAAATTTTGGACAGACTGCCGCCAAAGCAGGGGCACAATGGTACGAGCAGTCGCTCAAAGCCAAGCGAGGTGCTGACCTGGCTGGGGCTGAGTCTGCTCTGGCGACCGAGCTGCGTGACATCGAAATGAAATCGATGAACACCAACCCGAACGATGTTCCAACGCTCTACAATCAGGAAACTGCGGCAGCTGTCGCCAGGATCGTCCAGGGCATCCAGGATCCAGTGGTTCAGCGACGGTTCAAGTCTTCTGCCAGCACTGCGGTTCTCAATAAAAGTGTAAGTGTATTCAAGGAAGCTAGAGTTCGTGGCATAGATGGCCAAATCGCCACCTATGACCAGAACATTGAGCAACTGGTAAACGTGGTTGCAAATGGCAACCGAGCAGAGGCACATGCTGCCAGGGTAAAACTGTTCGGCGGCAAACTACCAGACGGGTCTCAAACTGCCGGCATCTTTGAAGAAATGTCCGAGGCCGGGTATATAAAGGCCTCCGAGGTTCTGAGCCGCCGCCAGGGCGCAGAGCAGCGCATTGATTACCTGGGGGCTCAAAGCATCATTAACGGCATCGCCATACGGCGCGACCCAACTGATGCAGAAAACTTTTTGATTACGCTGCAAGACCCCAGAAACTTCCCCAACATGAAGCCGGAGAAGCGGGAGCAACTCATCAACAGGACCAACACCCTGGCCATATCGCTAACGCGAGCAGCAAACGCCGAGGCCGCCAAAGCCGATAAGGCCGCAGAGAAAGAGCTCAAGACCACCCAGGACACAAATTTCGCAAACCTGATGAGCTCGGTCCGCAACGCACAGCAAGGCGTTGCTGGCGCACAGATGCCAACCATCCTGGATGTCATCGAGCATCAGGGCAATCGGACCCTGCGATCTGAGCAAGTCACCGCCCTGGAGAAAGCCATCCTGGGGCAAGATGCGCCGGCTACCGACACCCGGACAATGGCGAGCTTCTATGCCAGGCTCGATCAGGCCCTTGACCAGGACGAAGTAGACGCCGTGATGCTGGATGCACTTGGGCATTTAGGTCCGACCGGCGACATCAAGCTGACTGATTATCTGGCCCTTAACAGCTACAGCAACAGTCTGATGGAAAAGACCCCGCTGGCCAGGAGCATCAAGAAGCATCGCAGTTATCTGCGGACAGCTATTGGTGATAGTGACACCAGCTTTGGCACACAGTTCGACCCAGAGTTCATGGGTCAGCTGAGGGCCGACGCCATGAAGACTTTTGATGAGCTGGTGCATGAAAGTGTGGAAGATGCGTTAACGCCGGAAGAGGCCTATAATGAGGTCTTGCGGATGTTTAATGATGCAAAGACGCAACAGCTGACATACCTGGCACCAAGCTCGATTGTCATGGATCTCGTCTCGTCACGAAACCCAACGGCAGCTAACAAGCTGAGCAGCTTTAGCAAGTGGTCCCCGGAGGACATCCAGGCGGCAGCTGAGCTGGTATCTTCGTCTAGGGATTTGACACCCAGACAAAAGATCCTCGAGCTAGAGACACTGCAGTTCATTGGCGAAGCTGTTCTCGAGCGGATCCAGTCTATGGATTCGTCAAACGATGGCACATTGAATGAGGATGCCGGTGCTGGGGGTGTAACTGATGACACTCAAAAGAAAGGAATCCTCGAGCGGCTTGGTGCTGCGCTATCGGGCGACGGCGGTCAGACTAGCGGAGAGCGACTATCAGCGATTGAAAACAGGGGTGGATGATGCAGCAAAATGATCCTATCGAGCGTTTTGTAGCGTCTCGCCAGCAAAGACGTGGCAAAGCTCTTTTTGAGCAGATGCACTTCATGAATAGCGAAATGCCGATCGATGTTGATTATGTCTACGACAACGACATTACAGATCCTGGCAGACCCTCAGCGCCGACCGAGGATGAGCTGATTGCGGATCCGCAGTTCCAGGCAGCTGCCAAGGTGGTATATGACGCTTTTGGCGGAAAAGGCCAGGCAGAGCGGCAGTATGGCACCCTGTTCGGCCAGGAAGCCCCCAAGTCTCGAGAGGACTTTGCCAAGTGGGGCATGGAGTTTATGGGGTGGTTCAACTACAACCTCCCGCAAATGGGCTTAATTAGCTACCAGGCCAGCCAGCTGCCCGAGGGCGACATGGGGCGCTTTGCTCTTTATGAGCTCATGGAGCTTTACGATCAAAAGCAAGTATCCTGGTCCGGCACCCGTCGCTTTTGGAGAGGTGTCCTCACAGACCCATCCACATATGTTGGGCTCGGTACTTTTGGCGTCGGTGTGGCTGGCCGAACAGGAGTCAAGACGGCTACAAAGGCTGGCCTTAAAGAGATCCTCAAGCGTAGCGCTGGCACGGCAGCCGCGCTTGAGGCTGCAGCTTATGGCGCTACTGACGACATTATGCGACAAAATATCAAGATTGGCGCTGGCCAGCAGGAAGAGCTGGACTTCGGCCAGACCGCTGTAGCTGCTCTGACATCAGCGCTGCTCGGTGGGTCTGTTGTTAAAGGTGCTCAGTTTCTGGTGGATCGGCTGCCTACTAACCGACTGATGGCAAAAGTCTATGACGGCGCTGACGAAGCCCAGGCTGACCTGGTAAACTTCCTCAAGGAGTTTTCTGAGCGGCCTATCGAAATAGACGACGCAGTCATTTTCCCAGAAAACCAGCCAAAAGTTGCTGACCCTGGCCTCAAGAAACCAGAAACAGCCAAGGCGAAGATTAAGCGCAAGGGATACAAATCACCCGAAGACCTGGGCGACATCGTCAGAGCTGGCATTGCTGTGGACCGGCCTGATGAGGCTGAGGCCCTGGTCAAGAAAATTGGCGAAACATTTGAGATTGCTGATGAGGGCTGGACTGCATATCCAGGGGGTTACTTCGACCGCAAGGTTGTTGTCACTCTGCCTAACGGCAAGAAGGGCGAGCTGCAGATCTGGTCCAAGGAAATCAGTGACGTGAAGGAAAAGATGCACGAGGTCTATACTCAGGCTCGTGACATCGAGAAGGATCCGAAACAACAAGATCGGTATCAGAACCTTCTCAAAGAAAGCGATGCGATTGCGGCTCAGGCTTTGACTGCCGGCGCTGCAGTGTGGCAACCAATTTATGACCAGATCGGCTTGTCGGTCCCTGGCTTGTAATTAACGCCTCTAAAAGGTAGGATTATCAAATACAATGGCGATTGACCCCGACGCTCCCGAGACCCTAGCAAATCAGGTTGGATTAGCTGGAGGGCTGCTCGAGCCCCTTACTGGCGCAGAGCTGCAGCAACCCGACCCAGGCGCTCTCGAATTTAGCCTCCTTCCCGACTCTGAGTTCGATCTCCTTTCCCCTATTAAAACTATCCCCCAGGACGAGATCCAGCTCGCCATGTCTGGGCCTATCAGCGCAAAGCTGGCCAGGCTCATCGGGTTTGACTTTAGCGGCACTTTTGGCGATGCCGCTAAGAAGGTTGACGACATGGTGGCCAACCGTGGCAACCTTGACACCACTGGCCGGACAGACATCGAAGGCGAGCAACTTACCTTCGAGGATGGCATGTATGCTCCTTACGAACGTGGGAGCGTCTTGCCAAACCTCCGCGCTGAGGGGGCCATCCCGAATCTGCGTTTTGAGCAGCCCAAGTTGGCTGATGAAGAACGTGCTGCGATGGTCATCGAGGGAGTTCAGAAAGAAGTCGAGATATCGCCAGAAGGGCTACTCGATGATTTTAGGGCTGTGGGATCCAGGGGGGATGAGAAGATCCCTGATGAGGGCCGGGTTCTTAGCACAATCCAGTCAATCAGTTCTACTTATGCCGGCAAGATCGATGAGGCTAAGCGTGGCGAAATAACCACCGAGGCCACCAGGCAGATGGCCGACATCCTGGGGATGAGCCCCAACAAGCTGGCAAAGGCAATCCTGGGGCGCAGCCAGGGCCAGGTAATCCAGATGACAGGGCCAGATGGCAAACCGCTTGGCCTGGCAGAGACCATGCTGGCCGCCAGAGATCTCCTGGTTACTGAAATCAAGTATCTCGATGAGCTGGCAAAGAAAGCCGAGACTGGCACCAACGAAGATGCCCTGCGCTTCCGCGAGCAGCTCGAGCTTGTCGCTCAGCTGCAGATGCAGATCAAAGGATCGCAGACAGAGATCGCCAGGGCCTTGGGGCAGTTCAAGATCCCGGCTCGCGGCGGTCAAGCTGGCCAGGATATAGAGGCCAGGACGGCTGACGTGAATACGCTGCTCGAGGAGTTTGGCGGCGCTGATGATGTTCGTCTCATGGCAAGGGCATACAACGAGGCCGGGTCTGTAGCTGATCGTGCTGCGGTCACAAGGGGCGGCAGCAAGTTCAAGAAATTTAACGACGCTTTTTATGAGGCCTGGATCAACATCCTCCTCAGCAACCCGATCACCCACGTTAAGAACAATGTGGGCAACATCCTCATCATGACCGCCCATGTGGGCGAGACGGCAATGGCTGCGACTGCGGGGACCGCCAGACGCGCTTTAGGGGGTGAGGGCGGCGTACATTTTGGTGAGGTACAGGCTCAGCTTTTTGGCGCGATGATGGCCATCCAGGACGCATGGTCGGCTTCTGGCAAGGCTTTCCGCACTGGCGAGGCACCTGTGCTGGGGTCCAAGATTGACGGGCAACGCGGCACCCGGCCCGTCAGAGCTTTCTCAGCTGAGGGCTTTGAAGCTCAAGGCATGGCCGGCGTAGCAGCAGACTTCCTGGGCAATGTGTTTACCCTGGGCAGGATCCCGACTCGGATGCTGGAGTTCGAGGACACCTTCTATAAGGTAGTTGCTCAACGCATGAGCCTTTATCAACAGGCTTATCGCCAGGCACATTCTGAGGGGCTGACAGGTGACGCTCTAAGCTCCAGGATTGCGGAGTTCGTGTATGATCCGCCAGCCTCTGCAATTAAAGAAGCTGATGCCCACGCCAAGTATGTGACATTGCAAACTGACCTGGATTCTGCCGGCAAGGCTCTCAATGGCGTCCGCAAGATTCCCATGATGCGCTATTTCTTGCCGTTCTTTAAGACGCCATACAACGCGGCTAAATACGCTATGGTCGAGCGTTCTCCACTTGGCATGTTCTATGGTGAGAGCGCAAGAGCTATCAAACGCGGCAAGGCACCTGGCGCATCTGCAGCTGACAAAGCCGCAGCTGACATGGCGCGCACCAGGATTTACATGGGCAGCGCTACCATGATGATGGTGGGAATGATGGCGGCAAACGGCCAAGTGACCGGAGCTGGCCCAGCTGATCCAGATCTTCGGGCTGCTCTTCGGCGTCAGGGTTGGCAACCTTACTCAATTCGCGTCGGTGACAAGTATCTCAGCTATGCCGGAGCTGAGCCTTTTTCGACAATCATGGGCCTGGCCGCTGATGCAGCGGAGCTTGGCATGAGCTCGAGCCTGGACGGCGAAAACTGGGAGCGGGTGCTGATGGCATCATCCGGTGCTATTGCGTACAACATGACGAACAAGACCTTCCTGCAAGGTTTCTCGAACATGGTGGCTACGCTAAATGACCCTGGTCGCTACGCTAATGGCACCCTGGAGAGCTTCCAGCGCTCACTTGTCCCACGGGTTGTCGCTCAAGGCGAGCGGCTGCAGGATCCGATTGTCCGGGATGCGCGCAGCGTGATTGACCAGCTCAAAAGCCAGGTTCCCTGGTTGAGCAATAGTCTGCCGGCTCGTCGTAATTTCTGGGGCCAAAAGATTATGCTTGCCCCCGCCCTGGGGCCTGATGTCCTGAGCCCTATCTACAGCTCTGTCATCGGTCCTAACCCAGCGGCTGCAGGAGAGAAATCTGCACAGCGGACCTTCGAGCTCGACCAGATGTTTGTTGCGCTGCGTTGGGGGCCGGGCAATCACCCAGATGTTTTTTCTAGTGAAGGTGTAAAGGTCGGCCTCACCAAGGAAGAAATCGAGCAGTTCCATATTTATGCCGGCGCTAGATCCCTTGAGTATATTGAGAAGGCGGTTGCAAACGAAAACTTTCAAAGGTTCTTCAAGATCTG